ATAATGGAACGGTTTTGAGTATCCCCAGAACTGAAATTCCCGTTTGAGCATTCTGCACATCTGTAGATCGTTACATTTGACTGCCAATAGCAATTAGGGCTGCTACTAGATGTGCTTTGTAAGAATGACTTATATCGCTGAACGAATAGCGTTTGCATCGTATTGGTTGCAAAGGTTATTCCGGAGGCAGGTCGGTAAGGTTGGCAAGGCCCAAACGCTCGCCAGTAGAACGGCGAGAGTGAACAATCCGGTACCAATTTTACCGGGTTGTAGTAGTAGAGATCATTGTGATATTCGCAGTACGGAATATCCCAACCGGGATGACTTTCATTTCCGGGCAGTATGCCAAGATCATTGAGTAAAGGCGGCGTATCCGGTATCACTCTTCCGAGTACTAACGGATAGAGATCCGGCAAGTTGATTCGATACTGCCTTGAGTCCCAATCTGTAGGAAGATCGGGACAGCCTCCCACCTCGGGTTCTGTTCCACCACCACCGCAACAGCAATGCCGTCGGCTCATTTGCCGCCCTTAGTCCTGCACCACCAAAAACCGAGGATGGTCCCTGCAAGACCTAGACTGCAAGCGAAGAAGATCGAACCGAGGAGGCTCTCGACACTGGATAGCAAAATCATTTCTTGCCCTTCTTGGCCGCAACGGGCCGCAACTTTCGATAAGTGTTTCCGACCGAGCACCCGCTGAGAAAAGTCACCACCAGCAGCGCTAACATATAAATCCCGTATTGAGTTGGTGTGAATTGCATGTCTATTTCCTAGGTGCAAATCTGTAGGTGAGTGTGCCGACTACAACGGCGATTGCTCCAGCACTAGCCCATTTCACGCTTTCGAACCACGGGCTCTGGTCATCACTGACGTACGGTATGGCTTGGTGCACCGCGTCCACGTTCTGCTCTATCGCCAGTAGTTCAGCGTTCGCGGCGAGTAGATGCGTACGCGCAACAGCAACACTTGCGCTTGTTGCTGTGGCTGCCTGGCTAATTCTCGCCGTCTGCGATGCGCAGCCGGTGAGCAGAAACGATAGGACGATGACGGCGAGGTAGATCAAGTCATGATCGCCTGGAATGCCAAATTAACGGCGAAGCGATATCCGGCTACGGTTAGATGGGCTTGGGTTACCGGTGAGTAGTAAGAACTGTAACTCGTACCGAATGGCGTAATGTTCACAAAGTGCACCACGGGATCTCCAACAAGTGAAGAACTCGCGGCACCGTTCGCGCCTGTTGGCGAGAAGGTAGATGTTGAGTGTGACACCGTGCAAATGATCCCAAGGTCAGCGGCTACACCTCCTGCACTTGCCCACGCTGTCTTGCATTGCGCGATGATTAGATTTGTGTTGGTCACATAATTGGCAGTGCAATTTGCGGTGCCATCGTTGATACCCATATTTATGAACACGATGACGCGCTTCTTTGTCGCTCCTGCTGTTGTCTGTCGCTCAATGGCTTGCTTGAAATAGGTGGCAAGCGTGACACTCCCCACGCCTGTTGATTCAGATAGCGAGTCAGCAATGTTTGTAGTGCTGCCGCCATCCATGTTTTGTAGATTAGTTACCGCAAATCCAGGTACACCAGAACGGAAGATAGAACGCATCAAGCAAATTACGGGCCCTTTACCGTTTGTATTTGCGTTGAATGTCGCGGCTTGTTCCACACGCGCTGCATTTGCCGACCATGATTTATCGATAATCTGTATGAATGGAGATGATGTCGAATTGTGTACGTCGTTGTTTGCTTGCGCTGATGCCTCTGGTGCAGCACCCGTTGAATAGACCCAAGTACGGATCAATCCTGTAGTTTGGTTAATCCCACCAACAACAACTAAACGAAATGTGGCGGCATCCCTACAACTAAAAGCATTGGACACGCTTGCGTTGTGCCCGAACTTCATCCAAGTATCTGCATACGCTTGAACACTTGTAGATTCTAGGTATGCCGCTTCCTTGTTAACTCCTGGTGCCTTCAATCCACGTTTCCAGATGTTGTTTAGCAAAGTGGTTTTATCTGCTGTACCGGTGTAGTGCTTTGACCACACATTTCCATAAGCAGTGGATATCGTGACTGCAGCACGTCCGAAATTGGCACTTGACGGCGCACCTCCTAAAAGATAAGTAGCAGAACTCGCACCCGCTTCGGCAAACTGCGTGCCGTATTCGTTGATCCCATTATCAATAGCGAGTGAATCCCAGAGACCTCCTGCATATCCACGCGCACCTGTGGAGTCAAAGTTTCCTGCGTTTGAATCACCAATCACAAAGAAGTCGCAATAGCCAGTGCCCGCGAGAAGGTCAGTCATAATTGACTTCACTTGGGATCCACCACTGAGCATCGCCCTGCGAAAGTTGTTGGTAAACATTACGGTATGGCCTCTGCTGTTATGCGTGCGAAGATGGTCGCTATGTGTCGGTTCTCGTCGTTTGCAGTCGGGTCTGCGTAAAGGACGATGGTGCCCCACGCGTTGGCGTCTACGGTCAGCGTCTGCTCCGCAGTCCATGACACGGTGGCTGTGCCGCCGCCAGCGTTGACAACTGAGCCAGTGCCTTCGAGTTTGACCGTGCCCACGGTGATGTAGCCCTTCGGCGTTAGTCCGCTAGTTGTCCAGTGCAGGTTCGCGCCGTCAGCGTGGACGTGCATCGATACGGCGAAGACCTCACCTTTGCAGATGACTTGCGGCGGGATCGGAGTTACTAGGGTGAGGTTGGCCATGGTTAGTCCGGAGTGCAGCGCATTGGGTTGGGTCGGTCAAAGTAATACATTGGTTCGCCCGTCTTGGCGTAAACAACAGTGATTTCTACGAGTGCTTCGAGCCCAGTCAAGCCCCATGAACTGACATCAAAGAAACTGCCGACGGGCCCGACGGTAGCCGCTGGGATCGTTAAGTTCATGCCGTCAATATCTGTAGCGCTTGCGTTGAACACTTCGCGCAGATTAATAGCGCCCGTGAATGTCTCACCGCCTGCACTGATGACTTCGCTGTAAGGCGAAGAGACAAGCATTACAGCAGCCGTACCCGCGTAACTCCACCTACCGCCACTGATCGCCGTAGCGGTTGTCAGACGCGCCAAGAACTTACGAGGCTCGTACGGGTTCGGCATCGATGCGCGGTAGGCGTACTCCGTCGCAAACTGGTTGTTCTGTGTGAACTCCGTGCCGTCCATCATGTCATTCATGACAACACGATTCGCCTTGCCGTAGAGGCCAGCGTTGAAAATTGGACGTTGATTACTCATGATGCCGGAAAGTCGAATTGGCGTACGGATAGATCACGGGCAGGAGTCAAACAGGTATTTACTGGTGGCTTGGCGGTGAGGATCGCGTCATAGACCGCCGCCGGGAACATCAATTTAAGATCTTCCATATCCGGGTACGGTTGGTACCAACAGACCTTCGTGCACTGGTTGTAGGGCACGCCTAGGAACGAAGTAGACGCGGCAGCGATAAATGCGGCGCCACCCGTGTTTGGTGCTGTCCGCTGTTCGAAGAATGAAAGCCAGTCAAACAGGAATTTGAACTGCATGATGTAGGTCTGATCGTTGACCGGAGATACGTTGATGCCGTTGCACAGGATTTGCCCGGGGCCGTATCCAAGAAAATCCTCACTGTTTCGAGTGCCGAGCCAGCCACTGAAATACGGCCCGGGTTCCGCCTGAATCTCATCATCAGGCCCAAGCGTGAAGGTTCGGTCGTAGTGGAACTCCACAATGATTTGCATCTGCTGTACGAAGCGGTTCGCGGGTTGGCCTTGGATGTCAACGCGGTCGCCGCCGATGTCGTCACCTGCTCCCGTTGGCGGGAACACGTACGGAGTCTTTCCGTCTACTGGGTCACTCTCGTCTGGGATCTCTGTCTCTCGGCGCCATATTTGCATCTGACGCATGGCACCAGTGCGGGTGACGCGCGTCCATGGTTCGGGCTCCTCTTCCGCATCGTAAATAAACTCGATGTGGCTAGTCCAGTTTGCGGTAACTGTCCATGTGGCAAGTGCGGCAGGGTTCTTTTTCCAATCGACAGACTCACAGACAAGGAACGATAGATTTGGATCGCATCCTATATAGCGCTGCTGCACCTTCGGAATCTTTAGGCCACCCGCTCCAACAGTCGATGCCTCGATCATGAGCGTGCCGTCATCTGGCATTGCTTGCACATCTAATACGTCCACCGGCACCCATGTCACTACGTAAGTATCCGTGCGCGTAAATGGCTGACCGGGCGAACCAATACGGTACGACGGGCTTCCGGCAATCTCATTGATCTTTAGCGCTCCCATTAGTCGCCCTTCACTTTCGAAAAGATCGCCATGAGTGTTGATTCGATCGCCATCATGATCCCAGTGCTACCGGCGCCCATGATTGGTTGCAGCGCAGTACCAGCCGCCGCCTGAATTGGATTTGCTGCCATTGCGTCAACCATCTCAGGAACCTTTGTAGCGGCTCCCAGTGCCATGAGTGACGCATCAGCAGCGCCGACACCTATTGCCTTTGTCTGCTCCCAAATAGCATTCAAGGTAATCATGCCTTCGCCGATTGCTTCCGCATTTCTCAGCGTATTGGCAGTTTCTTCTGCTAGGTATTCTTGCTTCATGCGGTCGATGCCAGCCTGTGCCGGGCCCATCGCTTGCCCAATTTTCTGATCTGATGCCAACTGCGCTTGCGAAAGGTTCGCAGCCGAGGTCATTGCTTCAGGGCTAAACGTGTGTGCTAGTTTGCTCAGGTTTTGGGATCGGTCGCTCACAATGCTTAGCAACTGCTGTGCATACCCGAGGATCTGCCCTGCACCCATCATGCCAGCCATCATCGAAGACGTCGCGCTGATACGACTTATCTTCTCCATGGCACCATTCACGCCTTTAATAAGGCCGGAGGTGTCCGCGGTAATCGAAACGGATGCTTTTAAGTCAGACGCCATGGGGCAATTTTATGTGGTGGTTGTTGTGTGATCGAGCAACACAGGGTGATAAGTAGGCTTTCGATACGTTCTTCGGGTGTCATTTCCACCATCAAGCCGAGCGGCATATCCATTCGTGCCGCTGGGCTCATTCTCCAGATGCGCCTTTCGGCGCTTGAGTAAAACGGTCTTTCATTACCTCCGCGATGATGGCGTTACCAATTTCCGCTTGAAGATCAGCAGCAGCGACGCCATCAGGTAAGAGGCGTGAACCGTCCGCGCATCGGACGCAGTCCACCCACCAGTACTGATTTCCACCAGCCGCAGCCATATCGCGCATCACTGGGCGCCGCACCTGTAACGGTGGCAAGCCAGGGATACTGGCGTCTCTCCAACCGTCTCCTAGAAATTCGGATCCGATTGGCATCAGACCCTAGCCTCGCTGAAACTGAAGTTAATCGTTGCGGCGCCTTGCCCGTCGTACGAACGACTGGCATTGGTTAGTAGGCAGGTCATCGTATGACCAATACCGCTATTTCCGTCAAGCCATGCAACGATCGTTTTAGTATCTGTAGCCGTGTTTATTAGCAAGGTCAGCGCCGTTTCTGTCGCCGTTGTCACCAATGCGGTGCAGGACAGTTTGCGCGTTACTCGGCCAGCCATTGCGAAGGTCGTTAGATCGCCACTGCTTGTTATGTCGATCTCTTGGCGTGAATGGTCAATGGTCACATTTTGCACAGGAATAACAACGCTATTGATACTGAGCGTTCCGCCGTATCCAGCAAAGTAGGTCGTAGGCATGGTTAACTTTCGTCGTGAGCGAGGAAGGAAGTGGACACCACAACGATGCGCTCCGCATCGCCTGTGCCATCATCAGGAACCGCATCGACCGTCCTCATGGACAAGTCAACGCATCGGAATGTGATTTTGGTTTTTGTAAATGAGTCAAAAAACGCCGCTGCGAGTTCATCGGCTGTTACTAAGCATTCAGCGAGCGTTTGTGCTACGACCGTCCACGAAAACGTGAGGGTAGCCATATTCGTCATGGCATTTGAGTTAAAAACGTAGTTGGCTGAAGATATCTCGTAGGTGCAGTACGGCAATGGGTCGCCCTGACGGCGCCAGCGTGGCGATATCTCGGCGTCTACTTCGCCCTGTGTGTACTCGTACAGCGCGAGCGTCATGATTTCGATGCTTGGGCTACTTGCCATTGAGAGCCGCCTTTGCTTCAAGCAAGATGTAGTCCCGCAGGTTTTGCATCGTCTTCTGCATCAAGCGCTCAACGACCTTCCGGGATCTACCCGATCCTGCGATCTGCTTACTTTGCGATGAGGCTCGGTTGCGGCTACGTATGTCTCGCTCCACAACAAACGTAGGTGCGGCATCACGTGCAGCAGCAAAGACGGCACGCATCCGCGCTGCTCGTTCTGTCTTAGGAGCCTTAAGCGCTGCTGGGCGGTTCTGCTTGATGATGGCCCTGTAGTTGTCTCGCTCTGCCCTTGCCGTGGAACTGAAGTTCTTGTAGGCGCTCGACTTCCCGCCAAAGTGACGGAAGCCACCTTCGAGCAAGTGCCAAATCTTTTGGCGCCCACTTGCGTTTGCTCCGGCAGACTTTCCGTACATGACACCGACGCGGCCAAGGATCGGAGCGGATGTTCCGCCACCGCCTCTACGTACGTCCACCTTCGTGGCGTTTGCGATCTCTTGGCGATGCCATGGGTACCCGCGGTAGTTTGCGGAAAGCCAGGTCTGCCGTAATGCCTTGCGCATTGGGTCAAGCGCCTTACGCATCGAGCGCTTCAGGACGTTCTGTGCCACTTTAGGGCCCAAATTCTTCAGCGCCTTGCGGACGTTGTGGTCAATGAACTGTGTCTTGATAGTCACTTTGGTAGCGGTCATGCCGTTTCCTCCGTGGCTTCGATCTCAAGACGCCTGCGCTTCTGATCGCGATCCCAACAGGCGCGGATATGGAACACTCGTTCAGTGCCGTTGTCTTGATACACGAGTCTTGAGTTGTTGGTCACTGAAGGGTGAAAGGCAGCAATGATGCGCCAATCAGAACGGGTGTTTACTCCGAGATCGCCGATGACTTCGTTCGTTCGCGCCGTCTCGATGTGGCAGGCAATCTGTGCTACTGAAATCCACGAAGTTTCAGCCTGTCCGTAATCGTCGACCGTTCGCACAGGGTTCTGTGCGGTCATGCTCAAGCGCAGCATCCCTGATGGAACGTGCCCAGCCATTATCCGATTCCCTTGCCCATCATGCCTGTGATCCGATCCCAGTAGGTCGAGTCCAGCGCTACCGTATCGTCGCCACGGCTTGCGACGTGGTGTGCCACGCGCTGGAGGAGCGCCATCTCGAGCAGCGGGTTGAGCGCTGCGTTGCCGGCTGTTACGGTCAGCGTCACTGGGTAGGTCAGATTGACATTGGCAATCTCCATGTCGACGTACACCAGGCCGTTGATTTGAATCTTGGTGCTGTTCAGGTTGCCGGTGAGCGGCACCGTCGCGCTATCGCTGTAGGTGACCGTAGTTCCCGCCAGGTCGCCTTGGCGCTCCAAACGGAGGTACAGACCGCCGTAGATCGTGAGGGGCGCTGCGGGCACCCACTGCGTCCTGGTGACACTCTCCACGCACCACCCGGTTCGCTCTTCCAGTTCGCGTACGGCAGCAGACCAGGCAATGCCAATAGCCGGGTCATCCTCCGTGTGAGGAATGCGGGCCCAACTGCGGAACTTTGCTAGGTCTAGAGCCATTGTTCCTCGCTAAGGGGGGGTGGAGCCGAAGCCCCACCCACCCAAAGGATGAGAGGTTTAGAATCAGGCGTTGGTAACGCGCAGTTGAACGAGCGCATCGCCGCGGGTGATGTTCGCATTAGCAAACGACATCGCGGTGTACTTCACCTGGCCAGTGGTCGCTAGGGTGATGTCATCCCTCACCATGCCGATGCCTGCCCACTCCCGAATACTGTAGGACTCTCGGATGTCTCCAACCACTGCCATCACGGTCTTCGCTGCCGAAGTTGTGATAAGCGCCGGGACATACGGACTTACGAACACTGGCAAACCCATTAACTGGAAGGGTGCCGCTGGTGTTATGCCACTGTCGGCACTTGGCGTAAACAGCGGGACATTATTCACAAGAATTCCAGCAATCGCTGCGTAGACGTCTTGCGGAATGATCCAAGCGCAGGTTGGACTATTCCAGTAAGCCGCTGGCAAGATGTCGTAACGCATCTTGGTCAGGTTCGCAATGGTCACGGCAGCGTCTGAAGTTGCAGCAGTCACCTTCAATGCTCGCGTGTTACCTGCTCCAACAGTTGCACCAGTGCGAACGCCCGTGGTCGTTGTTGCAGGGTCAAAGATGCCTGTTGGCATATTGGTTCCCGTACCACCGATGAAAGCGAAGGCCTGATTTTTGGAAATCTTCTTCTGAAGATCCATCATGACTTCGGCTTCGACGTCAAAATTCGCTTGGCGCAACAGCGTCTGCGAAACTTGAGTCGTAGGCGAACACAACTTTGGTGGCAACAGCACTTCAGCAAGTGCCATGTCGTTCACGATGGCGCTGCTACCTTCAGCGATCCACGAACCAGTGCCGCCACCGTAGGCAGCGCTGGTCTGCGTGTTGTAACGGAGCGATGGGTAGCCAGTGACTCCACCGCGATAATCAGCCAACGAGCGCATGAAATCTTGGCTATCGAGGTACTTAAGAATCTCTGTCTCGTAAACGGCAGGCACCATGATCGTGCCAGCAGCGGTCGCAGGAGTAGTGGCAGTCGAGAGTGCACGCACTTCAGGTGCAGCGCCACCCTTGAGCCAACCGATGAACTGGTCGCGGTACTTCTTGGTGTCGCGCTCTTCGCGTCCAAGTTCCATATCGCGCTTGGCGATGATTTCGACAGCGCTTGAAGATGCGAAACGCTCGCGCATTTGCGCGGAACGGATCTCGGCTTCAACGGTTGCGAGTTCGTTTGCGACTTCATGGCCGCGGGCTTCGACTTCCACGGTGAGTGAGTCTTGTGCGAGAATGGAATCGCGCTCTGCGGTGAGCGCCTTACGGCTTTCAAAGAGTTCGGACAGTTTCAT